TTCAGGAGCCACAGGCGCATCAGGAACAAGTGGTTCTAGTGGAACATCTGGTAGTTCAGGCACATCAGGCACAAGCGGTTCTAGTGGAACATCTGGTAGTTCAGGCAGTTCAGGTTCTAGTGGAACATCTGGTAGTTCAGGCAGTTCAGGTTCTAGTGGAACATCTGGTAGTTCAGGCACATCAGGCACAAGCGGTTCTAGTGGAACATCTGGTAGTTCAGGCACAGGCGCAGCAGGAACATCAGGGTCTGGTGGAACGTCTGGTAGCTCAGGAGCCACAGGCGCATCAGGAACATCAGGGTCTAGTGGAACATCTGGTAGTTCAGGCAGTTCAGGTTCTAGTGGAACGTCTGGTAGTTCAGGCGCCACAGGCGCAGCAGGAACATCAGGGTCTAGTGGAACATCTGGTAGTTCAGGCACATCAGGCGCAGCAGGAACATCAGGGTCTAGTGGAACATCTGGTAGTTCAGGCACATCAGGCACAAGCGGTTCTAGTGGAACGTCTGGTAGTTCAGGCAGTTCAGGTTCTAGTGGAACATCTGGTAGTTCAGGATCCACAGGCGCATCAGGAACATCAGGGTCTAGTGGAACATCTGGTAGTTCAGGTTCTGGTGGAACATCTGGTAGTTCAGGCACATCAGGCACAAGCGGTTCTAGTGGAACATCTGGTAGTTCAGGCGCCAGTGGCGCCGCAGGAACATCTGGTTCTAGTGGAACATCGGGCAGTTCAGGTGCCACTGGCGCTGTGGGAACATCAGGTTCTAGTGGTACGTCTGGTAGTTCAGGTAGTTCAGGTTCTAGTGGTACATCTGGTAGTTCAGGAGCCACAGGCGCATCAGGATCAAGTGGAACCTCTGGTCTTAATGTAATTATAGAAATTTATAAAACTGCAAATGCAGATTCACCACTAACAGCTGTTCAATGTACAAAAACTATTGTTAGTAATTATGGAATGACAGATGCAGATTGTACTATTACGTTACCAACTGCGGCCGAAGGATATTCTTTTATATGTATTTTGCCAGCCGTTCGCGCAAGATATTTTAGATTAACAGCAGCAGGAACAGATAAAATTTATTTACTTGGAGTAGTTGGGAGCGCAGGGGGTTATGTTGGAGTGGCAAACGGTTATGTTACAGCAACATCATGTCAAATGTTTACATTTAAAGCAAGTGATGGCGGATTTGATTGGTTTTGTGCGCCAATGATGGGAACTTGGGTTGCTGGCTAAATGGAGGAAAAAGTATGTATTTTAAAATAAACAGACCAATTACTGATAAATTTCCTAATATGGGAATGATTAATATATTTGGAGATTTTTTCTTAGAAGAAGGGGATGAAGGATTTGAGAAATATAAATCGGAACATTATATTAATATTCCGATATTACCCGACTGTGGGTATCCAAGACAAGCAGAGTTACAAAGTCAATATGAACCACCAATAGAAGAAGTATTGCTCTATGAACAATGGTTATCCGAACTTCCAAAGGAATATAAGTATAACTCTTTTTGCACCCACGCAATTCAATTTGAACCAGATGTTACAGAAGAAGAAATTTTATGGTGTTTTGAATGGGCATTAGCATTAACTCACCAAAATTATTTGATTGATGATTTATGTTGTGTAAATACTGGTAAATTAGTTAATCAAAATATTGGATATTCCGCTCACAAAGCATGGCATGAACTAATAAAACAAACACCTGAAAATGACCTCTCAGAAGAAATGTTATTAGCAAAACAGAAAATTATTGATGCGAATATCAAAATAGAAAATTTAAAAGAAGTAGACTTCACAACAGTTGAAACGATTGCTGTATATAATGTGAGGAATTAAGTATGGCATATTCAACTATTGATCTTGGCGGAAATACAGGAACTAGTGATTCTGTTACAGGCGGAGCTGTTACTTATATTGATAAAAATAACCCATCAAATGCGACAGGACTTTGTACCACATTTGTTGTTACAGTAGCAACTTCTTGTGCAAATTGTATTGTAGGTACTGCTTATGGTTCTGCATTATCGTGGACAAGTCGAGACTCTGATGTAATAGGGGCCATCGCCTCTGGTAGTCAACGAACATTTACAGGATTGACTATAAATGTTTCTACAAATGATCTCCTTGTACTATATAAAGAAAGTGGAACAATAAAACGTAATACTACTGGCGGTTTAGGGATACTATATATCATGGAAAATTCTGTTGATGGTACAGCACATACCTATACAGAGGCAGCTAGCAACATTCCTCCTTGGTATTTAACCGGTGTTACTGTCCCTGATGCACCAACTAGTTTGTTGAACGTATCGGAAACCTCCACCGACGTAAATATGCAATGGACAGCTGGTGTTGGAGAAACTACCGGGCATAAGGTATATAGAAATGGTTCAGCTTTATCAGGGACTATAACACATGGAACTATTGTATATCAAGATACAACAGGTGCAGCACCAACCATTACAGCAGCAGGAACAGCAGTAGCTTCTGATGGCACGTATTCTACCCACATAGCATTATCTGTATCTGGATATACTGTTGCTGATGGTACTACGTATACCTATACTGTGTACGCATATAATGTTGCTGGGTCAAGTGCTGCCAGCTCAGGGCTATCTCTGGGAAAAAAAGCATCAGGTTATAGTACATATCTCTGGCAAATGTCTGCAGCAGCAAGTGACGCTTCATATTCTGATGTTGCTAATTTTGAGTCTGGAAATCTTACAACCTATATTCCCCCAGTAATTACATCGGGAACACCATCTGCATCTAAGGGAATAAGATCAGAACATGTTACATTAAGTTTATCTGGGAATTCAATAGCAGATGGGCCAGTTAGATATTTTAGAAGGATATCCACACTTGCCGGATCACCAGCAACTTCAATTGCTAATTCAGGATATAGATCAGCAGCAAGTGTTACTTATCAATGGAAGAGAAGTGTTAGTGATTTAGATAGTGGCAGTGGTGTTGGCGTTGGTTTGTTAAATAGTAATTTTGAAACTTGGACATCATCTACTGCTTGTACAGATTGGTCAACACCTTTTGGTGGGACTAATCATATTGATAGAAGCTATGATGTTGTTGTAGGAACTTATTCATGTCAAGTTACAAATAGTGGAACAGGAGATACAAGAGGTGTTCGGCAATCGGGATTAACAGTAGTTCAAAATCAACTATATACAGTGGAATGTTGGGTTAAATCGGTTTCAGGAGGGACTGAATTTGAAGCATATTTGTGTGATCAAAAATTTTCAAATTCAGTTACAATTAACACATCTACATTCACATATTGCGTTTTAACTATAACCTATACAGGTGCTAACAGAAGTAGTGCTTATCTTGATCTTGGTCAATTGATAGCAAATGCTGTTTATATAATAGACAATGTATCTTTTGTTGTTGGAAACTATTTAGATATATCAGGAGCAACTACATCAAGCTATAACGACACCACATTACCAACTGGGGTAGGCAGGTATTATATATGTGTAGAAGACGCATCAGGAAGTGCACAAGTAAAAACTACCGCGACCAGCGGGTATAAAAGAGGAATTGTGTCAGTATTGATGTAAGTTTATATGGTGAAGAACATATTGTAAAATATACATAAAAATAAAGCCCTGATTGAATGATTAATCGGGGGTTTTTGTTTACATCAACAATATATAATCCTAAATAATGCTAAAATCTAGGAGATATAACTTGTTATGTTAGATTCAAAATTTTCTATGATACTTGGCCACGCACCATATCTAGGACATACAGGATATGCAAATCACGCCTGTAATTTTTTCACAACCCTCAATAAACAAATCCCCGTTAGAATAAGAAATTTCACACACACGTCAGATATATCCTATCTCACAAAACAACAAAAAGATATGGTAATCCATCAAACATGGAACGACACGCCATGGGAAATAGGCACACCATTCAATCAAACATCCAAAGACAAATTGATCAATATAATTCTAATTTACAAATAAAAATATTTATCTAAATAGATATAATGATTGGTAAATCGAGGTGCATATATGAATATAATATATTTAGTAACGAACATTGTCAATAATAAAAAATATGTAGGACAAACAATGGGAACATTAAACGAACGAAACGCGGGCATCTTTATAATGCTAAAGATGGTTGCACATATCTATTACATAAAGCAATAAGAAAATATGGTTGGGAAAATTTTACATGGGAAGTTTTGTGTGAAAATGTGCCATTAGAATTATTAGATATTCGGGAAACAATGAAAATTATTGTTGAACATACACATTGGACAGAAGGTAGAGGCTATAATATGACATGGGGTGGTGGTAGTACATTTGGTAGGCCTTGTTCAGAAAAAACAAGGAAAAAAATTAGTGCATCAAATAAAGGTAAAAAAACGGGGATTAAACATTCAAAAGACCGTTGTGAAAATATTAGTAAAGGGTTGATGGGGCATTTTGTTAGTGATTATACGAAAAAAAGAGTAAGCGAAACAAAAAAAGGTGTCCCACTAACAGACGAAGTAAAAAAGAAAATGAGTGATGCTCATAAAGGAAAAAAATTCACAGATGAACATAAGAAAAAAATTGGTGATAGTAAAATAGGAAAAAAAAGACCGGATGTATCAGAACGAAATAGAAAATATGACTATGATATGAAAAGAAAAGCAATAAAATTAAAGAAAAAAGGTAATACGCTAAAGAATATTTCAAGTATGTTGGGGATATCATACTCAACAATACAAGGATGGGTGAAAAATGAATTTTGATACAATAATAGGGCATACAAGTTTTTTGGGTCATACAGGTTATGCTAATCACTCTTGTAATTTTTTTACAACACTCAATAAAAATATACATGTTAGAATAAGAAATTTTACACATACATCGGATATATCATATTTGACACAACAACAAAAAGACATGTGTATTCATCAAACGTGGGTCGGCGAACCACATGAAATAGGAATGCCATTCCAGTACGAAAAAAATAAAAAGTATATCAATATAGTGCTTCTTGAAACCAATCATTATTATTTTTATGATAATTATGTAGGGCCTAAGATTGCGTATAATGTTTGGGAATCGGATATACAGCCCGAACAATTTTTCAACAAACTAAAAGAATTCGATCAGGTTTGGGTGCCTACTACATGGCAAAGAGATTGTACAATAAAACAAGGAATATCAGCAGATAAAGTATTTGTTGTTCCAGAAGGGGTTGATTTAGCAAGATTTCATCCAGCCGAACCAATGAAACGTGGTAAATTTCAATTTATGATATTTGGCCGATGGGATTATAGAAAATATACAAGAGAAATGGTTCAGGCCTTCAACGAAGAATTCAAAAATGACGATGTTGAATTACTATTATCTGCCGATAATCCATATCCAGTTGATACATATAATTCAACGGAAGAACGGTTGGAGAAATATGGATTACAGAATCCAAAAATCAAAATATTACATTTTCCAACTGATGAAGAATATACATATTACCTACAAACAGGAAATTGTTTATTGAGTGTGTCACGTTCCGAAGGATGGGGATTACCGTCATCAGAAAGTTTAGCGTGTGGCACGCCAACATTGATAACAGATTGGGGCGCCCCATTAGAATACGGCACAGCTACCTATAAGGTTAAAGTCAAAGAATTGAAAAAACCAGAAAATGTGTTCATGCAAAGTGATGTGCCCGGCGTATGGGCAGAACCAGATTTTGACGATATGAAGAAGCAAATGAGATACATTTATGAAAACTATGATGAATGTAAAAAATATACAATGGATAACATTGATATTATTAGGAAATTCACATGGGAAAATGCTGCAAATATTGCCATGAACATCATCAATAACATTGATGTAAGCAAATATTATCCTATAAAATTGAATGTTGGAAGTGGTGAATATCCTAAAGATGGATATGTCAACATTGACAAATATTATGATAAAGCCGATGTAATATCTGATGCCATTGCCTTACCATATGAAAACAATTCTGCCGATGAATTATTATCTTCACATATGCTAGAACATTTCAACAAATACGAAATCTCAAATGCATTGAAGGAATGGTATAGAGTTTTAAAGATAAATGGTAAAATAGAAATTGAAGTGCCAGATTTTGAATCAATACTAAAAACTTGGTTAGAATCAGACGATAAAACCGGATTTGCAATGGATACCGTTTTTGGTTTACAAACGAGGCCAGGTGAGGAACATAAATTTGGATTTACAAGCAAGATACTCAAAGAAATGTTGTTAGATATTGGATTCTTTGATATTGAAATAACAAAAACATATTCACATGCACAAGAATGCATAAAGGCAATATCGTATAAAAAAGAAATTACATACAATGATGATATATTTGTCATAGATTGTTATCCTAATACAGAAGAAAAAATGGGGTTTCTACGAGATAGTATCACACGAACAAAATTAACGGGCAAACCTATTGCCATAGTTACACACTATCCGTTACCACAAGACATCCTTGAACAAGTTGATTATGTTATATATGATAAACACAATCCATTAAGTGAAAATTATAGTTTGACCTTCTGGGCGGTTTATCCCAAAAATGTCAAAATAGTTACATCATTAAACAATCCTTATCATGGATTATGTTGTTTGACATCAATGAAAAATGCTTCAACATTTTTGAAAGACAAATATAAATTCATACATTTTATAGAGTATGACACAGAAGCAGATTTGACAGAATATTTGAAAATATCTAATTATCATAGAGCAAGAGGAAAAAAATTCATTGGATTTGATTATCATTATGTTATACATAAACAAGATGGAATAATTACAAATATATTTTCATTTGATGGTATCTGGTTTGATGAAAAAATGGTTCTATTGAGAACATGGAAGGAATATGATAAAGAATCATATGATATGTGTAGAAGGATAAACAAGGTATCTGATGTTATTCTTGAACATTGGATGTGGAATTATTTTCAAGACCGAGATATGATAAAAGATGTTCAAATTCTTTCAAAGAAGCAAAAGGATTCATTGATTCTAAGAGGCAATCTGAAAGATCAAATGGATGAAGAACCTGAAATGCATTTCAGATTATCAGAAACAGATGACCATAAACTTATTATGTTTATAATAAGAGATGATAAGATCGGCGGTTCTGCTTGGTATAAAATGACACAAGGGGATATTACATATAGTGGGTCGGTTTTTCACGGCAAAATAGAACACCATATCTTTGAAAAACAAGGAACAATAAAGGTTGAAACGGAAAATTTCAACAAAGAATTTATAATTGAATCTGATAAAATATATAAAGATACAATCTTTAGATTCTTTGATGACCGTGTAAAATGTATTGAATGGGCAAAAGAATATAATGAAGATTTTATGTCACATAAAGACCGTTTGAAAACAGGAGATCAAGTCAAATATACATTTAGAGATGGGGCAAAAATCGAAATCTTAGGCAATTCAAACGCACAATATGATATAGAATTTATAAATCGTGATACAAATCTTACCGTATATAAATCACATATATCTTCCAATAGTTGGTCAAGTCCTTCGCCTAATTATTATGTCAATTGGGATATTATTGTCAGAGAAAATGGCGAACAAGTTGACAAATATGAATTTGATGTAACAGGGAAAAATGTTCTTATTCAATTAGACAGTAGCGCCATAGGTGATACGATATCATGGGTTCCATATATTGACGAATTTAGAAAAAAATATAATTGTAATGTATATGGTAGAACATTCCATAATAAGTTATTCAGAGATGTATATCCTGATGTCAATTGGATTGAACCAGGCAAAGAACCAATCAATGAAATATATGCTTATTATAATGTTGGTTGTCGAGATAATGATTACAATTCAAATAAAAATAATTGGAGAAGCATTCCATTACAAAAGGTGGCTGCTGACTATCTAGGTCTTGATTATAAAGAAATTAGACCAAAAGTTGCTAAACCTAATAAGGATAGACCTATCAAAGAAAAATATGTTTGTATTAGTGAACATTCAACCTTTCAATGCAAATATTGGTTACATAAAAATGGATGGCAAATGATAGTTGATTACCTAAAAGCTAGAGGATATAAGGTAATGGTTATCAGCAAAGAAAAAACATCGCTGACAGGTATTATAAATAAAACGAATAAATCTTTTGATGAATCTATAAATAATATACAACATGCTGATTTATTTCTTGGTGTTAGTTCAGGGCCAAGTTGGTTGGCATGGGCTTTAGATGTACCTGTCGTATTGATTTCTGGTTATAGCGCAAAATGGGGCGAATTCCAAGATAATTGTGCTAGAATAATATCACCTGATGATAAATGCGGTGGTTGTTTCAATGACAGAGAGGCCATTTTAGATCGTGGCAATTGGGATTGGTGCCCGCGATCAAAGAACTTTGAATGCACAACATCAATCACACCGGAAATGGTAATAACAGGAATAAACAAATTTTTATAAATAACACTTATAAGAATATAACCGAGGTGCAATAAATTATGGAAATATATACCAATATTGATTTAAAAAGTTCAATAAAAATTGAAGACTTAGAAGAAATACCGTCATTTGTATCAGAAAGGGATGCAAGGCGTCTTATATATGTCAATGGTAAATTTTATTATGGAAGCACATCAACATGGAATGATGTTGCAGATACAGCAACAGTTACGGCATCAGCAGACGGTCTTGTGCCTACATTGCCAAACGATGCTTTAAAATTTCTTAACGGATTTGGTGTGTGGGAAATTCCTCTTATAGATGAATCAATTTTGACGCAAGCCAGAACACCAATAACAGACGCTAATCACGATTTTACAATTGGAACCATATTATATGACACAGGAACAACGTATGATAGGGCGGTTGCATCAGCAGTCGCCATGGCAGAGGTCATTGGTGTTGTTTCAAGTATAACGGATACCGGATATATTATAACACATTGTGGTACGATTGACCATTTGAGTTCGTTGATAAAAGGAACAACATATTTTCTATCGGATAGTGTGCCGGGATCATTGACAAATATTGCACCTGTAACGGTTGGTAATATTTCTAAACCTTTATTGATTGCAACATCAGCAACATCTGGTTATTTTCAAATTTGGAGAGGATCTATAGTACCTGAATCAGATACAGGGGTTCGTATTCCAGTAGGAACAATTATTGCTTGGCCAACAGAAACACCGCCAGATGGATATTTGATATGTGATGGTTCTGAAAAATCAAGAACAACATATAATGAATTATATGGCATAATAGGAACTATATATGGTACAGGCACAGGAACATTCAAACTTCCTGATTATAGAGGACGTTTTTTACGTGCTTTTGATTCAACAGCCAATCGTGATCCTGATAGATTATTGAGAGGAAACAGAGGCGATGGATTGACAGGAAACAACATAGGAACTACACAAGAAAGTGCTTTTGAACAACATTCGCATTATTATAATGCTTTGCCGGGAGTATCAAATTTCAGTGCTGGTGGTATAGCATCAAAATCTGGAATTGCCGCTCCAGTACAAACAGCTGGAGCAGGAATAGCCACGGAAACTAGACCAAAAAATATAACTGTTTTGTATTGTATCAAATATTAAGAGGTAATCAATATGTATCTATCTAAACAAAGTATTGTATATCATTATCATCATATAACACATGAATTTTTATTTGAATCGAATGCTCCTCTTGATCCATTAGAAACAAAATTTCATGGCGTAAATATGTATTCTAAACCAGCAAATTCAACTTTTTTGAAACCACCGGCCATTACTAAAAATGAAATTGTAATATTTGAAAATAATAAGTGGGTTGTAAAAAAAGATACAAGAGAAACAGTCGTTTATAAAAAAAAGGACGACATTGAAAATATAAATAATATAAAATATCATGATATTGTAGTAAAAACCAAGGAAGATGTTGATGTTATTACATCTTCATTGATAAAAATGTTAGGGGAAGACAAAGCTAAAACAGAAAAAATGATAGCCGGTACTAAACCATGTGAAAGTTGGAAAATGTTTGTAAAAAATAGAAAGCAATTATTAGAAGAAGGACAAAAATTCATATCATTACATAATATAGTGTAATAATAGGAGCAAACATGAGTAATAGTGTATTAGTTGTCGGCGATTCCGGCCCACAAGGATATCAAGGCCCTATAGGCCCACAAGGATATCAAGGACATCAAGGTAATGCCGGCATCCAAGGCCCACAGGGCATTGTTGGCCCACAAGGAAATCAGGGAGTGCCTGGTGATGGTAATCAAGGATTCCAAGGAAACCAAGGTATGCAAGGAACACAAGGCGGCCAAGGTAGACAAGGATTCCAAGGCGATGCTGGTGTTGGTTATCAAGGATTCCAAGGAAATCAGGGAATGCAGGGCACGCAGGGCGGCCAAGGCAGACAAGGATTCCAAGGTGATATAGGTATTGGCGTGCAGGGATCAACCGGAGCTACCGGAGCACAAGGTAATCAAGGTAGACAAGGATATCAAGGTGACGTTGGTGCTGGGTATCAGGGATTCCAAGGTATAACTGGCGCACAAGGAACACAAGGAACACAAGGTAGACAGGGATATCAAGGTGATATAGGTATCGGTGTACAAGGGTCAGCAGGAGCAACCGGATCACAGGGCAATGATGGATATCAAGGCGCCCAAGGTAGTGAAGGCGATCAAGGTGTTCGTGGCGATACGGGATTCCAAGGAAATCAAGGAACACAAGGCAGACAGGGGTATCAAGGTGATACTGGCGTTGGTGTTCAAGGGGCGGCAGGCGTCACAGGTGCACAAGGCGATTATGGATATCAGGGAGCACAAGGTAGTGAGGGTGTTCGGGGTGTTCGTGGCGATACGGGATTCCAAGGAAATCAAGGAACACAAGGCAGACAAGGGTTCCAAGGTGATACTGGTGTTGGTGTTCAAGGTGCAACAGGTGTAACAGGCGCACAAGGGAATACAGGATATCAGGGAGCACAGGGCAGTGAAGGTGTACAAGGACTAAAAGGCGATACTGGTTTCCAAGGAAATCAAGGAACACAAGGCAGACAGGGGTATCAAGGCGATACTGGTGTTGGTGTTCAAGGTGCAACAGGAGCAACAGGCGCTCAAGGTGCTACAGGATATCAAGGCGCTCAGGGTAACGTTGGCAATCAAGGATTAAAAGGCGATACAGGCTTCCAAGGAAATCAAGGCGTACAAGGCACACAAGGTCAGGTCGGCAGTCAAGGAAATATTGGGGCACAAGGATCTGTTGGTCAAACAGGAGCGCAAGGAACACAAGGCAGACAGGGGTATCAAGGTGATACTGGCGTTGGCGTACAAGGTGCATCAGGAGCAACAGGCGCTCAAGGTGCTACAGGATATCAAGGAGCACAAGGCAGTGTTGGTAATCAAGGTCTAAAAGGCGATACTGGCAGTCAAGGGGTACAAGGCGTCACAGGAACAACAGGGTCACAGGGCACAACAGGTGCTCAAGGTGCCCAAGGTAGCATCGGAACAACCGGCGCACAAGGAGCACAAGGCAGACAAGGATTCCAAGGCGATACAGGCGTTGGCGTACAAGGTGCAACCGGATCAACAGGGGCACAAGGCGCTACAGGTTATCAAGGCACCCAAGGCAGTGAAGGTATACAAGGACTAAAAGGCGACACTGGCAATCAAGGCGCACAAGGCGTACAAGGACTAAAAGGCGATACTGGCAATCAAGGCGCACAAGGTACACAAGGAAATATTGGAAATCAAGGAACACAAGGTCAGGCCGGTGTTGGTGTAACATGGAAGGATGATTGGATAAGCGGTAGTAATTATTCTGCTGCTGATGCTGTTACACATTCTGGTAGTTGTTATATTTGTATCTTAGCAATATCAAATTCTCTAACAGCGCCTGATTCTGATACAACCCATTTTAGTGTGTTTGCATTATCAGGATCGCAAGGCGCAAAGGGGTCTACTGGCTCGCAGGGTGTAACCGGAGCACAAGGATCAACAGGCGTAACGGGCGCTCAAGGCCCAGCTGGTGTACAAGGAACACAAGGAGCCGTTGGTGCAACAGGCAACACAGGAGCACAAGGAGCAACAGGAAATCAGGGGCAAACAGGTTCACAAGGTGCCACGGGTTCAACTGGATCACAAGGTTCACAAGGAAACATCGGTTCACAAGGTGCAACAGGCACAACAGGGTCACAAGGTGCAACAGGAGCACAAGGTGCAACAGGAACACAAGGAACACAAGGGTCGCAAGGCGAAATAGGAAATACTGGCGCACGTGGTGCCGCAGGGGTACAAGGGGCAGCAGGCGCCACAGGAAACACTGGCGCACAGGGCGCCACAGGAAATCAAGGACAAACGGGATCGCAAGGAGCAACTGGTTCCGCCGGAGCACAAGGCCCACAAGGAAATATTGGTAGTCAGGGTAATACTGGCCCAACAGGAGCACAAGGAGCAACAGGATCACAAGGTGTTGTAGGAGCACAAGGCGCCGTTGGTAGTCAGGGGGCAGTTGGTACAACTGGATCGCAAGGAATAACAGGAGCGCAAGGTGGTACAGGAGCAACGGGTAATACAGGCGCGCAAGGAACAACAGGAAATCAGGGACAAACAGGATCACAAGGTGCCACAGGCTCAACTGGAGCACAAGGCCCACAAGGAAATATTGGTTCACAAGGAAACACTGGCCCAACAGGGTCACAAGGAGCAACAGGAGCACAAGGCGCTGTT